GAACTTCGTTGGCATCAGGCGATCCGCGACACCAGAGCGAGGTCAACGATGGGCTTGTCGGTCTGCTGCTGGGGCATGTCCACGGTGACCACGTAGCCGAAGCCGCAGGAGAACTCGGGCCAGTCCATCGGCTTGCCGGTGGAGTCGGTGGCCAGCGCGTCGGCCCGGCGACGGCCGATGCCAGCAGAGTCCAGGTAGATGTCGTGGTCGGCCCCGTCGATCACCAGGGTCGAGGACGCGGGCACGTAGGAGATCACGATGTCCCCGCAGAAGTTGCAGGGGTCGTTCTCGGGGTTGCCCACCCCGAAGGTGTCGGCGTAGAAGCGCAGCCGCACGTTGCGGGCCTCGCTCCCCTTGGTGGTCAGCTTGATGATCGGCACCACCTGGTCCCACAGCGGGATGAACTGGCGCGGGACAGAGAAGGAGTGGCGGCGGAAGTTGGGCGGGAAGTCGAAGCAGTCTGGCACCACGGTGGGCACGTCCGGAGGTGGGGAGAGCAGGTCGCAGGTCGGGTCGTAGACCGGGGTGTAGACCTCTGTCGGACAGGCCGGGTCGTCGTCCACGTGCCCGTTGCTGTCGTAGATGCCGCCCTCGGGGATGATGCCGCCCGCGTAGGGGATCTCCACCGCGGGGTCGAGGAAGCCGATCACGATGGGACGCTCCATGCCGAACTCGGCCGGGTTGGCCGCGGTCTGGGTCCAGGTCACCGACCAGGCACAGCCACCGTCGTTCATGTCCATCTTCGCGGTCACCACCGGGCCCACCGTGGTGGTCACGTCGTGCATCGAGCGGCCGATCTTGTCGTAGCACTCCTCCGCGGTCTGGTCGCAGCCCTCCTCGATGCAGGGCTCGCAGCCCAGGTAGCAGACGTCGGCCCCACCGCAGACCCCGTAGGAGGAGCTGTTGCAGTTGGCCATCGTGAGCACCGAGCGGAGCCAGCGCATCCCGTACTCGACCGCACACTGGCTGGCCCCCACCAGCACGGCGGAGAACACCGTGGTGCGGGTCTTGCGCCGTGGCCTGGAGACGTAGCCGCCGTCGATCACCGACTCGGTGATGGTGGCCTCGATGGTGGAGTCCTCGAACCCGGTGATCTCCAGCGGGTAGACCCCGTAGAAGTCATAGGAGTCCAGCCGGTCCGGGTCGGTCCAGGGGGCGTCGTCCTGCAGGGGCGAGGAGTAGGCCCCCTCCCCCAGCAGCCAGGCCAGGTCGGGCTGCTCGTAGACCGGCTTGAACCACTGCAGCTGGGCGTGCCGGGCGTAGGCCTCCGTGCGGGTGGCGTTGATGACCTCAGTGCCGTTGAACAGGACGTAGCCAGGCCACATCTCGCCCTCCTCTGCTAGACATACGACGCCGCCGTGAACCGGGCGAAGACCTCGGCCGCCACCGCCCGGGGATCCTCGGTGGGCGTGATGATGGTGACCCTCATCTCGGCCTTGTCCTTGTCCTTACCGTCGTCGATCTCCAGCCCGCTGTTGCGCGGCACCGGCAGCCCCTGGGCGATGGCCGACAGCGCGCGCACCGCCGGGTCGACCTGGGCCAGCGACCTGTTCAGCGGCACCACGGCCTCGGGCCCGGCCTCACCGATCATCCGGATCTGGGCTCCGTCGAAGACACCACCGGTGGCGGACTTGGGCACGTCCACGATGGCGGTCACGTGGGGACGGGGGATGTCGGGGATGATGATCTTCACCTTGATCTCCACCGTGCCGACCTCGTTGACGATGCGCTTGTTCAGCCCGGAGAACTGGTCGACGATGCCGTCGGCCACCCGGTTGGCCGCCGCGATGGCCTTCTGCCCCCAGTCCTCCACGGCGTTACTCAATGAACCGGCGTTCTTGATGGCCTTGTCCGCCAGGCCGGAGTAGGCCTTGGCGATGCTGTCGGCGTTGGTCTTGGCCCGACCCGGAGTGCCCGCCACCCAGTCGGAGATGGCCTTGCTGATCGACCCGGCCCCGGCGATGATCTTGCTGGCCAGCCCGGTGTAGGACTGGGCGATGCTGGTGGCGTTGGCCTTGGCCTTGCCCGGCAGACCCGAGATCCAGGTGCCGAACTGGGAGGCGATGTCCCCGGCCCCGGTGATGATCTTGCCCGCGAGTCCGGAGAAGGGTGCGACCACCTGGGAGACGACACCCGACACGGCCCCCGGGACGCCGGAGACCCAGGTGGCGAAGATGCCCGCCAGGTTGCCCAGGGCACCCAGGATCAGGCCGGGCAGGGTGGTGAACAGCCGCACGATCTCGTTCACCAGGTCGGGGATCAGGGAGTTGCCGACCAGGTAGTTGTAGAGGTCGATGAAGGGCTGCTTGATCTTGTCGATGAAGATGCCGATGTTCTCGGGCAACTTCTCCCAGGCCTTGGTGATCTCGCCAGGCAGCTCGCCGATCCGTTCCTTGGCCTTGTCCAGACCATCCTGGACGCTCTTGCCGATCTTGTCGCCGAGGTCGGAGAACCAGGTCGTCAGAGGCTCGAAGAAGGTCTGGATACCGGCCCCCGCCTCGCTGGCCCGCTGCTTGAAGGTGTCGAAGGCGGTGCCGTCGAAGGCCTCCGCCATCCTGGTCTTCACGGCGTCCCACGCGGTGCCGTCGGTCGCCTCCGTGACCCGATCCTTCAGGGTGTCCCAGGCGGTGCCGTTGGCCACCTCCTCGACCCTCTGCTCAAAGGAGTCGAGACCCTCGCCACCGGCGGTCAGCAGGGCGGTGTTGATCTTGTCGAGCTGGGTCAGCACATCGGCCAGCCAGCCGAGGAAGTCGACGGTCACGTCCAGGATGGTGAACAGCCACATCCGGTTGGTCGGGGTGTCGAGGGCGTCGAGGATGTCGATCAGCGCCCCGCCGACCTCGCCGAGCTTGCCGAAGAACTTCTCGGCGTCCTCGAACCACTGGTTGATGGTGTCGGCGTTGGCCGGGTCGGACAGCCACTTGTTGAGGTCCTCGGCGGAGTCGGCCAGCTTGGTGATGATGTTGTCACCGGTCGACTTGCCCTTCGAGAACACCGTGGCGATGAGACCGCCCACCTGCTCAATCAGGTCCATCACCCGCATGGCGCTGCCAGCAGCCTTGTCGAAGAACGTGGCCAGCGGCGACCCTCCCCGGGCCCCCTTGTCCTTGCCCGCATCGGCGAACGCCTTGGACACGTCCTCCATCCAGCCGAGGAAGTCGGTGATGTAGGGCTCCAGGATGATGAAGGCCCGGGCCAGGCCGAGACCGAGGTTGCCCGCGATCTTGCCGAGGGTGGTCACCATCGGAGCCAGGATGGCCCCCAGGTCCTCCATCAGCTTGTTGAAGCCCTTGGTCTCGGCCGTCTTGCCAAGATCATCCAGCAGTCCGCCGAGGGCCTTGGAGACCGACTTGACGATCGGCTCGACGGCCTCGATCACCTTCTTGAGGTTGAGCAGCCCACCCCCGTCCTTGCCGAACATGCCCTTGGCCGCGTGGCCCTGGAGTTCCTTCCACTCGTCCTTCAGCGACTTGAGATTCTTCTTCGTGTCCTTGTTCTTCTTGTTCAGCCCGGTGATGGCTAGGGCGGCCACCCCCAGTCCGGCCGCGAAGGGAACCAGGGCGCCGGCCACGGCCACCAGCCCGCCGACCAGGGCGAAGGACAGCGAGCCGGCCAGGGCCAGCACGGCCCCCGAGGCCAGCGAGATGGCCGAGGCGAAGACGCCTATCCCCTGGGCGATCACGCTGACCGCGACACCCGCGGTCACCGCGGCCGTGACCAGGCCACCCGTCCCCTTGCCCAGGCCGGAGAGGAGCGTCCGGAAGATGCCTATCTCGTCCTTCGACGCCTGGAACCGGGATACCATCCGGCTGAGCTGCTCACCGACCAGACCGGGCCACTTCAAGAAGGACGACATCACCCGGCTGGCCTTGGTCAGGTTGGCCACGAAGGAGCCGAAGAAGTTGAGGAAGTCGTTCCGGCTGCCCTTGCCGAAGGCCTTGCCGATGGTCTCCCCGGTGCCCGCCAGCTGCTCCCGGAACCGGGTCAGCCGTGGGGCGGCATT